CTGAATCAATATCTGTGTAAGTCATAATATAACTCCTAGTTTCAATTTTGGGGAAGTCCCCCCCTTTACTCAACACAAGTATTATTTCATAACTGAGTTAGTGTGTCTAGTAAATTCTGAAATTTTATTCTCCCAATCATCTTTAAACTTTTCAGATGAAACAACATCACTTAGTTCAATAAGGCTACTTTCATCATCTGTCATAAGTAACCTTGCTTTTACTCCGAGATATTTAAGGAATCGTTCGGCTTCTTTTTCATACAAGAAATCGAGGAATGTTACTTTGTTAATAGTTTTAGTTTCGAACTTGAATGATTCGTCATTAATCAGCCTATCAAAATTTTTCATATTACATATCCAGTCATGAAATCGTTAGTAGCAACAGCTTCAATGTGAAGTTCGCCGCTTTCTAATTCAAAAACTCTAATCAACGGACTATCAATTGACTCAATAAAATCACCTATACTCATTAATCCCAAATGTGATTTGTTTGTTGCAGAGTGTGTGTTAATGGTAATGTCATCGGTAAAGAACATAACGGGTTTCATAATTCTTAATCTCCTAGTGTTTTCTAATTTTCTAAAATCAATATTCACCACTTTCTGTTTCAAATATCTTTCCACGCTTCCCTATGTAAAGATTATAAGCTAAAAATTCAGTAGCTACAACATAAACTTTTACTCTACTACTAAACTCGCAATTTTTGACTCTTTTGATGGTAACTTTTTGATATTTTACTAGATCATCAATCGTCTTTTTCTGACTTTTGGTAATGTTCATATTCAATCTCCTAATTGGTTATTCCCTCAGTACAAATGCATTATCTCATAGTGAGGGTTGTGCGTCAAGATTTAATTTTCTAAAATTTTAACAATCCTTTCAGAAAGCTCTTCAAACCATTGTGTATCATGTCCTCGTGTTGTTTCTGCTGCTGTCCCTAACCTGATACCCGATGTTTCGACAAAAGACCTTGAATCATTGGGTATTCCATTTTTATTAACTGTTATTCCATGTTCTTCTAAAAGGTTAGCAGCTTCCTTTCCAGAATATCTGCTATCGCTTAGGTCTAAGAGTATTATGTGCGAATCTGTACCATTCGTCAAGGTTTTTAGACCAAGATTTTCAAAGACCCCACACATCGCTTTTGCGTTATCAACCACTTTACGCGCATACTTTCTAAACGATTCTGTGTCTGCTTCAATAAAACACTGTGCTTTGGCTGATATTGTGTTCATCATTGGCCCGCCTTGTGTCCCCGGAAAAATCGCGCTGTTGATCTTTCGAGTGTATCTTTCATCGTTCCACATAATAATACCACCACGCGGCCCTCTTAGAGTTTTGTGTGTGGTTGATGTAATCACATCAGCAATACCCACCGGACTTCCATAAACACCACCTGCAATTAGTCCAGAGTAGTGAGATATATCAGCTAACAAAAAAGCCCCTACAGAATCCGCTATAGCTCTAAAGCGCATAAAGTCTATTTGTCTTGGGTAGGCACTAGCTCCACATATGATCATTTTTGGAAGATGTTTATTGGCAAGACGTTCAACTTCGCCATAGTCAATCCATCCATTTTTGTCTACTCCATAACTGAATGCATTGTAAATTTTACCAGATATGTTAGGTGGTGATCCATGTGACAGATGACCACCGCTTGCTAAATCCATTCCTAATATGACATCATTGGGTTTTAAAAATGCCTGAAAGACTGCTGTATTTGCGTTGGCTCCACAATGTGGTTGAACATTGGCGTAACTACAACCGAATAGTATTTTTAATTTGTCGATTGCCAAGTCTTCAATTTCATCAACATATTCGCAGCCATTATAGTATCTTTTTCCAGAATATCCCTCCGCATACTTGTTAGTGAATACGCTTCCATTTAGTTGCATTACTGCGTCACTAACAAAGTTTTCGCTTGCTATCAATTCTATAGTGTTTGTTTGTCTGAACTGCTCTTTTGCTAATATCTGTTGTATTGTGTTATTGATCATCTTATCGGAAATCTCTCTGCTTTATAAACAAGAAAAAAAGGGAATCTTGCAAGCCCCTTTTTTTGTTTTTAATCGTCAAATGCTGGTGTTTCGTCGTCGCCTGTAGCATTGTTTTTCATGTTAACAATGGTTTCATAGAAGGCTTCGTACTCTTCAAACTCTTTCACAGTCTTATCAAATTTGTCATCATGAAAGTCTTTCAAGGTCTTTGAAATCCACTTCGGGTCAATTTCGTAAGTCTCTTTGATAAACTTCTTCGTTTCTTTAATGTATTCCCCTTCGGCTTTCATTCGAGTCATTGCGTCAGACATTTGTTCGATTGCTTTGAAAATGTCTTTGCGATGCTCTTCTGAGCTAGGGATGTTAATTTCAATTTGATCAGACATTCATATTTCCTTTATAGATTAAAAAGTTGATCTTCAACTTTGTCGGCCAGAATTGACCACCCGCGTTTTCCATTTACAGTAGAAGGAAGCTTTACTTCTTCGGATTCAAAGGCAAATTCACGCCCACCAATTCTTGAAAGAAATTGACCTGCTACCTTACCATATCTAGAATTTCCTACAACCTCACGATTGCCTAGTGCTGGAAAAGAATCATCTCGTTTTGATGTTCCGATCAAGTAAGCGCCTTTACCACCTTGTGGAACAATCAGCACAGAATCTTGATCAAACCGTTTTCCTAGAGCAACCAGATCGCGTTCTAGCTTACCGCTATCATTCATATCAACTACAAAGAAAGATGGTTCACCGACCTCTCTCGCGTTCTTAGAGCCAAAGTTTTCGATGTAGTTACCTTGTACAGATGTTATAGAATACCCTTGTTTTGACAAGTAAGATTTAATCTCACGATTGTTTTGCTTATTCTGTGATTTGTCATTCTCATCACGATACCCAGAAATAGCGCCAGCTTGGTGATCTTCGACATGACGCCAGATACGTGATAATGAACTCTCTTCTAGCTTGTTGTCAACCCATTCTGAAAATTCTTTCATAACTCCCTCGTTTAGTTGTGTCATTTGAGCTAGTGATTCTTTCAGATTGGACATGGTTTCAAAGACCTGTTCAATTCCCTGTGGCAAAATGCTTATGTTGAATAGCTTCTTGCCTGCCATGTACAATACTGCTGTAGTGGTTCCGCCTCCCGGTAAAAGGAACAGGGGTGCTATCAAAGAGAATTTGCCCACATCCCCCAACTGTTTCAGCGCCCGTTTCACGTCTTCGTCAGTAATCGTCTTCTCTGTGCTTAGCATCTCTTTCAATTTCTTGAAAAAAGTCTCTAGCATGAACATAGTCTCTTTGCGTTCAAAGTCAAGGCCAGCAAACAATTTTTTTGCTTTCATCACAATGTTTGCTGACATTGTTTTTGCCTTGTCCATGATAGCGGCTTTGATATCCGCCTCATCTAGAATTTCTTGTTTGTAAAAGTCATCGAAAGACTGCATTATGAATTATATCCTGTGTGTTTGTTTTGTGTCAACACTATTTATTCCATTACCCAGTCTTCTGTTTTTGACTTTTCAAACTTTGCCTTGGTTTTCTTTGCATCTTGCATAGGTTTAGACTCAGCCTCAGAACCCCCCATAGAATTAATATCAGTATACCGCATCTTTGAAAAGTCAATACCAACTAACTGAGATTTTGATTGGCTTGTCTTTGCGCCGTATCGTGTTTTCAATTGGATGATAAGCTGCTGATTCAATTCCATCAAGTTTTCATTGGTTACAATAGCTGCCATAAAATCGCAAGAGGCTGGCAACCCCATTGATTCTGATGTGTTTGTCATGTCTGGTTGTAAACTTGACATTCCATCACGATTTAGCTGCGTTGCTGACACAATAGGAACGAATTCTTCCACTGCCAACCCACGCATTTCTTCTGAAATTGCTTTGATGTAAGAATAAGAATTAACCCCGTTTAATGTCTTGTATCTTGAGCTTGTGAAAATATTGATATAATCCAAAAATATAATATCAGGTTTGAACTTTTTCTTTTGCTTTAACTCTTTTAGTAATTGTTTAATGTGTCCAGAATGAGCGGATGATGTTGGGTATTCTTTTGCAAAGTATCGACCAGCCCCACGCTGCTTTAACTTCTTTAGACTGCCTAAGAACCATTCTTTATCAAGTTCTGGATTCTTTAATTGATCTGTTGTTACGTCTAAAAGGTTTGCATCAATACGTTCATATAGAGCTTCTTCACTCATTTCCGCACTAACATACAAAACATTCTTTCCTTGCTTTACTAATTCCCCTGCAAGAAAACACATAAGTGAACTTTTACCAATGTTAACGCCTGCCAAAAACACATTCAGCGTCTTAGGCGGCAATCCGCCATTCGTCAATATTTGCAATGCCTCTAATGGCAATGCCAACTTAGATTCTGGATTCGTATAATATGCATATCTTGATTCAGCATCCTCAAAGTAATCAGAACCCAATGCCTGATCAAATCCAATTGATATAGCATCGCTTAGAAGCTCTGGAATAAAATGTTTATCTCTCTTCTTATCATTGCCCTCAAGAATCTGAATACTGTCATACACGGCATTGTAGGTAGCCTTATCAGAACAATACTCTTCTGTTTCATCTACCAACCAATCAAAGTCTACAACCTCTTTTCTGTTTTTGTAGATTTCTTCAAGAACACCAACACTGTCTTTGAACACGTCCTCGTTTAAAGGTAGCTTTTGCAAGTATAGTAGCAAGGCTTCCATGGTAGGTTTTTTGTTGTACTTGTCAAAGAGATATGCGTAAGAGTTAAAAAGAGTCTTTATCGTACCATCAAAATATTCATCCTTTAGGTAAGGATAGACTTTTGAAGCGTAGTCATCGTTAAACAGAAGACCACGCATTATTACATTTTCAATTGATTCCATCTAATCCTCTGTGTAGTTAGTTTTGTGTGGCAAGATGATTCCTGCCACACTGATAATAAGAACTATTCTACCAACTCACCTGTGTGTGGGTCAAGCCAATCATCATCTTTCTGTCTGATTGAGCCATACCTATACCTATCGGATATGAAATCTTTAAAATCTTTTTTATTCATGATATCCAACCAAAACGAGTCTTCGTTGGTATCTTTGGCCCTGTGTTTTTCTTCTTCTACAACCATTTCACCAGTAGATTCGTCTAAGAATGCTCGGCTATACCAACCATTGGAAGGCTTTACAACATGACCACTTTCCAAAGCAACTTCCAACAAACCCGAGTATTTTTTAATACCAGTATCCATATCAACAACAAATGGAAATTTACTCTTTTCTTTGACAAATCTCGATTTGTTTATATTAAGCGTAAATTTGTATCCAGTAACATCGGTTCCCGTTTTTTCTTGAGCCTTGCTAATTACAAAAATAGTATTGGCTGAGTATGTTACGGCTGTTCCGCCCGGAATTACATCCTTTGAATACAATTCTTGCGTTTTGTAGACGTGATTGATCATTATAAACGGAATGTCTTTTGCTGTTAAATGTGGTGTAGTGATTCTAAGCAAACTACGAATAGCTTTTGCTCGGCTCATATCAGCAACACTTTTAGCATCCAAAGCATCATCAACTTCCTTTTTAGAAGCAAGGTTTCCCAAAGAATCTAAAAGAACAAATACGCGATCACCTCTCTTTACATCTTCCATTCGTTTAACAATATCAAATTTTAATTGTTCAACATGTTCTACTGGAATATGTAGAATTCTATCCACATCCAAACCAAACGAAGTAAGATATTCTGGAGTTACACCAAATTCACAATCATAAAACAAACAAACTGATTCTGGGTACTTATCTTGATACGCTTTTAGGCAGTAAAGAGAAAGCATAGTCTTAAAAGTTTTACTTTCACCAGAAAATACAGTTAAACCAGTTGATATACCACCATCAAGATAACCACTAAACGCCATATTGATTATGGGTATATCTGTAGGGATGGTATCTCTCATATTAAACAAGCTTGATTCTGCTAGTGTTTGGATGCCAGTAATGGAACCAGCCTTTTTCATTTTTTCTAATAAATTCATTTTAATTCCTTTTTGGAAAGATTTTCAATTCTTGATTTTCTTTTCTTTTCTGACTCTAAACACCCTCTAACATGATTTGGGCTAGGACATTCAACACTTTTAGTGTTTTTTATTCCATCATTCCACCATAACATAGAACCAACTTTCTTTCCACCAATCTTACCGCCTTTTGAACAATTGATACTTTGTTCATCTTTGTTATCTTGCATCCATTGCTTGGAACAATAACCACCTCTATTAGACTCATTTAATGCCAAGGCACCAATTGTAGCCCATTCGGATCGAAGATGCTGCAAATCTTCTCTAAATATACCAGATTTATTTTTTCTAGTCGAAGCCCCGCCAAGCTTACCCATATTATAAAAATCAAGATGATCCATAATTCCATTAGACCAATTTAACCTAGTTTGTGCGCCTCGGTCATAATTATCACTAAATATTCCTAGATTATTATCTTTAGTTACTCTTCCACCTAGCTTTCCCCCCTCTATTTGAATATATTGTTGAACATCTCTACTACCTATCCCTTTCATGATTTTGTAAGCTAATTGGTTTCCTAAAGTGTTTGTCATTTTCCAGCGAAGATGATGAATCACATAATGCTCTTTGAATGTTAAAGGCACTGTTTCTATCGAATTTGAATCTTCGTGAATTGGTATGATATGGTGTTTATGATGAATTAGGTTATTATACGTTCTATCTCTAGCTCTGTCTATAATAACATCGTGCAGAAGTTCGTAGTTCATTGAAAATTCCCTTATATGTGCTGTTTAATTTATAAGTAAGGAGCTACCTCACTAATAATATTTATAAGGGAATTAAATTATATATCACCCACTCAGGGCTATATTTAGTGAATATACGCTGGTAGGGATACCAATGTCATCATTAAAAAACCTTGATTTCTTTAACATGCTGGCGCTTTTACCTTTTGCGCCAGCTTTTAATAGTCTATCTGCTAAACTCATTTAGTGAACCTTCCTTTGTAGAATTTGATTAATTTCTTGCTTACAGTTATGCCCTTCTGCTTCCATTGAGTCTATCAATTGTTTCACAATGTCAGGGAACTTGTCAATGCCCATCAACTTAATGAAAGCAGAGGATTGTTCTTGTAGGTGAGAAACCTCGTTACACTTTTTAATGGAAGTTCGCAACGAGTCTTCCAGAATTTCAATTCGTTCGTATAGATGCGAAAAGGAACGGCTTGTTATATAGTTCATAATTTGATCACTACCTGTTACATACAAAGCAACAGATGTTACGTCAATCGAAAATGGTACACTGTCCCCATTCACTTCACGATCAAGCATAAAGTGCTTTACTACATCAAACGCATAGTCTTCATCATCAATTGAGATTTCACACACTACTTTTGTGTCGAACATCGGGTCAGTTTCAAGACCAAATCGAATTTTGTATTCGCTGGCATCACGATACCCTACTAGGTTCTGTGTGTATTCTCGAAACTCTTTGGTGTCGTCATCGCCAAAGTCTGTGTATTTAAGAGTAATTGTGACCATTTACATAATCCTTAATGTTGAGTATGTCATTAATTTGAGTTTTCAAGTTTTCCATACTACCATCTTCGAACCCATTGTACAAGTACGTTATTGTTTTTGTTGGATGAACCCTATCAACGTACTCATCTATACAATCGACAAATTGTTCGGATGAATGTTTTGTGTATGATTCTTCAAGATCAATATTCTTCACCACAAAAAGACTCGAATTAGGCTTTGTCAAGATGTAATCGACCTCAGACTGAAAACGACAATCTGGAATGATCAGAGTCTTTCCCTGATACAAAATAGGATCGCGCTTAACCTCACACCAAAAAAGCTCATCAACACAGCCACGGATTACTTCGGTTCCCATATACTGCAAAAGATGTCTAATGGAAATCAGATAAGTCTTTTTATTTTCTGAACAATATTTAGCAAAATCATTTTTCATATCACATTGCTGGTTTTTATAAAGTTTATCAAAAACTTCCTCTGTAGGAATCAATAAAGTCTCAAAAACTTCCTCTGTACGAATCAATAAAGTCTCAGAAACTTCCTCTAATCTACTGGTCATCTCCAAAGAACCTTGGCTTAATTCTGGTCTAGCCAAATGCCATTTCCACCTAGCAGATTTGGCAATGTTTTCTCGAACCCATTCAGCCATCCTTTTTTTAACGCCTTCATTAGATGGTGTCACATCAACAGGCCGCGTTTTCAATTCTTGATCATACATCCAAACAATAGGAATATCAAACACATAAGCCACCATTTCTTTCAATGGATCAGCAAAGCTATAAACGTAGGTTTCATTATGCCCTAGATAATCTCTAATGATCTGTGCAGATGTATCTTTTCCAGCCCCTGCCTTTCCCATGATTCCGTACACAGCATTTGGTTCTTTTTTCTTTGGTGTTGGTAAAAAAAGTTCGCCGCTATCCATAATATTTCCTCTTAAAATAATTGACTTTCTCGTTTATCTTGTGCTTCTTTAATTCCTTTCTCTGCTATTTCAAAATAATCTTTGTCTAGCTCAATGCCGATAAATTTCCTATCAAGATTAACACAGGCCACGCCGGTTGTCCCGCTGCCCATAGTGAAGTCCAGCACCGTCTCGCCTTCGTTGGTGTAGGTGCGAATTAGGTATTCCATTAAGGCAACGGGTTTTTGTGTTTGATGCACACCGTCAATGCTTGCAAACTCTACTATGTTTTTAGGGTATTTTGTAACGGTTTGCTTAGTTGTTTTTGAGCATTGCCCATAATTTCCGCGATTGGTGCGGCTAACCATTTTATTAGTAGGTGTTGTGCCTTGCGGAATATATAGGCATTGTTTTTTATAAAAAATACAAACATCTTCGTAAGTTTTAAGAGGTTGTTTTTTTGCGTTTAAATGCCCAGTTGGTTTCGATTTTTTCCAAGCCCAACAATACTTAAACATCTTCGGATTACTCATAACCAATGCAGACGTAAACGGCTGACTGGCAGTCATCACAATCGCCCCATTAGGCTTAATGATTCGCTTCAACTGCTCCCACATCAACGGCAAGTCAATAACCGTATCCCACTTGCAAGCGGTCGTGCCGTATG